CGTCACGCCCACACTGATTTTCGCCGGCGATCACAAGGTCGACGGCAATCCGTTCGAGCCGCTGCCGGAGGCAGTGCGCGCGGAATTCCAGCGCCAACTTACGGGCATGTACGACATGTTCGTCGGCCTCGTCGCTCGCGGCCGCGCGAACATGAGCGAGGCGCAGATCCGCGCCACACAGGCCCGCACCTTCATGGGCCAGGACGCCGTCGACGCCGGTCTTGCCGACGAAGTGGCGACTTTCAGCGGCGATGTGCTCGCCGAGATTTCACGCGGCTCGACAGGCCGCCTGTTGAGCAGCAGAGGAACCAGCATGAAAACCTACACCGAAGCCGAATTCAACGCCGCGATGGATGCCGCGCGGACAACCGCGCACGCCGGCGGTATCACCGAAGGCAGGCAGGCCGGCTTCGCCGAAGCCAAGGCGCTCGCCGAGACCACGCAGGCCAAAGCGATTAGCGACGCCGTCGCCGGCGCTGTCGGTACCGCGCAGACGGCCGAGCAGACCCGCATTGCCGGCATTCTCGATCATGCTGACGCCAAGGGCCGCGAGGCCGTTGCGCGCCAGCTCGCCTTCAAGACGCGCATGAGCGTCGATGAATCGGCCGCATTCATGAAGGATGTGCCCGCCGCCTCGAGCGGGAAGACGCTCAAAGAGCAGATGGCAGGCGAGCGCCAGCCGGACGTCGGCGCCGATGGCGGCCGCGAACGCGCTGGCATGAGCGATTACGAGAAGGGCGCTGCCGAAGCCGCGGCGCTGATCGGCAAGAAGGCGAAGTAACGCCGCCCGCGCATCATCGGGCTCCGTCCTGGAGCTCTTCCCGCAGTTTTGTTGACACCGGAGACGATCTCCAATGACCGCTTATGCCATGTTTGATCCGACGGCGCTTTTCGCCGGCGACAAAGTTCCGCGTCATCGCGTTGCGCCCATCAGCGGCGCCGCCGCTTTGAAGCGCGGCACGCTGCTCGGCCGTATCACCGCGACTGACAAATACATTCCGAGCGTTCGCACCGCGTCCGACGGTTCTCAGAATCCCGTCGCGGTCCTCGCCGGCGACACCGACACGACTGCCGCCGACGTAAACGCGCCAGCGTACTTCGAGGGCGAATTCGCCGGCGAAGTTATGGTCATCGACGCGAGCTGGACGATCGCGCAGGTGCAGGCAGCGCTGAGGATTGCGCTCTTGCCGCTCTACGTCCGCTCGGTCGGCTCGCTCGGCTAGCCGACCCCACTCCCCCTTCACCCTTCCACCCATCCCAAGGCGCCGCGAGGCGCCTTTTTTGTTGGAGCGAAACGATCATGCCGATCGACGTCAATTCCACTGCCGCATTGCTAGGCGCCTTCGGCGTTCTCGACCGCCCGAGCAATTTCATCCTCGACACCTTCTTCAAGTACGAGCAGACGTTCGATACCGAAGAGGTGTTTTTCGACCAGGTGCAGCGCGCCCGGCGAATTGCGGCGTTCGTTCTGCCGACCGTCGCGGGCAAGGCGATGCGGTCGCGCGGCTATCAGGCGAAGGGCTTCAAGCCGCCGTACGTCAAGCCGCTGCACACCGTCGAGCCGCTCAAGGCGCTCAAGCGTCGTGTCGGCGAGAAGCTCCTTGGCGAACTCACCCCCGAGCAGCGCTTCGATCTCGCGGTGCTCGACAACCTGCTCCAGGAAGACGACGCGATCACCCGTCGCGAAATCTGGATGGCGTTGCAGCTCCTGCTCAACGGCTCCGTCACCTGCACCGGCGAGGATTTCCCGCCCGTCGTCCTGGATATGGGCCGCAACGCCGCGCACAGCATCGCGCTGACCGGCGGCCTGCGCTGGGGCCAAGCCGGCGTCGACCCATACCAGAACCTCCGCGCCTGGTCGAAGCTGGTGCAGAAGAATTCCGGGGTGAAGCCGCGGACGGTGCTGCTCGATCCGCTCGCCGGCGACTACCTCATCAACTCGGCGACGATCACCAAGATCATGACGGCGTATCGTCAGACCGCCGGCAACGTCGACTTACTCGGCAAGACCAACGGCGGCGCGATCGGCGAGGAAGTCTCGTATCTCGGCTCGACGCCGGAATTCGACTTCTACCAGTACCAGGAATTTTTCACCGACGATGCCGGCGTGACGCAGCAGTTCATGCCGGACAACACGGCGATCCTCGCCAACATCAATGGCGTCCAGGGGATCAAGCTCTATGGCGCCATCCTCGATAAGAAGGCCGGCCTTAAGGCGATGCCGCGGTTCCCGAAGGTGTGGGATGAGGAGAACCCGTCCGCGACCTTCTCGATGACGCAGTCAGCACCGCTGCCGGTGTTCGGCTGGATCGACGCTTCGCTCTCCGCCACCGTCGCGTAATCCCTCGCCCCGAGCGCATCGCGCTTTTGTCAGCAGGTGCCGGCGCGCGCGCCGGCACGTCCATCTTCTCACTCCCGGAGGGCCATATGGCCACGAAGACCATCAAGGTGCCTGTCACGCTGCATCAGGCCGGCAAGGCGAACAAGCCGTTCAAGTACGACAACAACGGCGCGGTGATCGAAGGCAAATACGATTACATCGAGGTCGCCCCAAACACGCCGGTCCCGGTCGATGCCGACGAGGCCGACGCGCTCCTCGCCCGCTACGGCGGCGAAGAGGTGAAGGCCGAGGCCGCACCCGCGCCCGCAAAGTAACGCGCCGTGCCGTCGATCTTCGCCAAGGCGTGGGGACGCGCCGCGGCGAATATCGACACGTATTTCGGCGAGGACTTCACCTATCAGCCGATGTCGCATGCCGGCGGCAGATATGCCGCCGACATAACGCGGCCGCCGACGGACATCACCGCCGCTTGCTACCAGGTTCCGGTCTTCTCGGCGCTGGTCGGCAAGCGCACCGCGTCGAACACGGTCGCGGAAGTGTCCTCGTCGCATATCATCATCGATCTGGCGCGCGGCGCGCTGCCCTATGCCTGGAAAGGCAAGGACCGGCTGACGCGCACGGACACCGGCGAAATCTTCGAAATCAACGGGCTGCTCGACGACGAGCTCCTGCGCGACGATACGCGCCTGAAACTGCGCGTGCAGCGCCTGCAGGGCCCGGCATGAGGGCACCGATATGAGTGCTCTCGGCCGCATGTGTCTGCGCCTGGCTGCCTGCGCCGCTTTGCGCGGCGCGACCCTCGCCGGCGACAAGAACGTCTTCGACAGCCGCATCGGCGCCATTGATTGGAACGGTGACGAAGGCGAAGATGCGGTCGCAGCCGCGATCACAGTCTACACCGAGGAAGATTCCGGCGACGCGCTTGGCGTCAACGGCGGACCGCCGTTCAAGCCCGAGATCGAGCTCTGTCTCGAGATCGCGATGTGCGTGAAGCATGTCGAGGGCGAGGAAATTCTCGTCGCGCATCCGACGACCGACGATGAACTCGAAATGTCGATCGACTTGATCGAGGCGCAGGCCGAACTCGCGTTGTTCCGGTCGAACGCGCCCCTTGGCGTACTCTTCCGCAAGGTCGCGAAGAAGCCGCTGCACAAGCAGTCGATCCGCTTTGTCGACGCGAAAGGCGGCGAGAAAGCCGCCGCTCGCTATGTCACGTTCAAGATTGAAATCGACGATAACGAGGTGCCGATCTACGACGCGTCGTTGACGGACCTCGATCGCTTGCCCGAGCCGTTCCGCACGATTGCAAAGGCTTGGCCGGCCGGCGTCGAGAAAGACAGGGCGACCGCGATCGCGGCCGCGCTCCCCGGCACCACGCCGCCGGCGCTCGAGGGGATCGACGTCACCACATCGGGCGGTCTCGTCGAGGCCCGCACGAAAGATGGGATCACCGGCAACGGCGTTCTTGCGCTCGATCTGGAATCGCCGGTTCTCACCGGCGCGACGTCGGGCACTTACAAAATCATCTTCGTTTCGCCGACGGGCTTCACGGTCTCCGACCCGAGCGGCGCGTTCGTCGCGCCCGGTTTGGTAGGCACACCCTTCGCCAACCAGGTGCAATTCATCCTCCATGCGGGCTCGATCGCATTCGTCGCCGGCGACGAATTCGACATCCTCGTGCCGCTCAACGCCTACGACTGGACGCTTTAAATGAGCGCAACGATGTTCATCAAGCCTGCAACGGAAGGCGCGATCGTGCGCATGCCGGAGCGCGCCATGCGGCCGCTCGCGGCCGCGGGCGAGCCGGTGGACGACAATTTCTTCTGGCAGCGCCGCCTGCTGCACGGCGATGTCGTACGCGCCGAGCCGGCCGAACCAGCGCCGGCCGAGGACGCAGCTCCCGCCGCCGCAAGCACGTCTGGCGACCACGAGGTCGAGGCACCGATCGCCACGACCGTCTGAATTCCGCGCGTTCCCCGGCGCACCGACAACCCTTCACCCTTTTTTATCGGAGATCTGGCCCATGCCGGTCGCGTTCAATCGCGTCAACGGAGCGACGCGCGTTCCGTTTTGGTACGCGGAAGTCAATTCCGGCGTCTCGTATTTCGCCGGCAACTCGAAGCACCTGGTCATCGGCCAGAAGCTCGTCGGCGGGACCGCGGCGGCGAACGTGCCGAGGATCGTGCGCGCCAACGACAGCAGCGCGCAATTCGGCGCGGGCTCGATGCTCGCGCAGATGGTCCGCACCGCAAAGAAGAACAATCCGCAGGGGGAAATCTGGGCGCTGCCGCTGGCCGACCCGACCGGCACCGCCGCGACCGCGACGCTCGCGCTCGCCGGCACGCTCACGCCCGGCATCCTCGTCGCCTATGTTGAGGGTGAGCGGGTTGCTATCACCGTGACCCCCAGCGACACCCCGGCGACGCTCGCAACCGCGCTCGCGGCTGCGATCAACGCCGGCTTTGTCGACCTGCAGGGCCAGGGCAACAATTTCGCCAGCACCGCCGCGGTCAGCGGCGGCACCAGCGTGGTGCTCACGGCAAATCACAAGGGCACCCAGGGCAACTTCCTCTCGGTCGACAAGGACCTTGTCGGCGACGAAGGCCCGAACGCCGCGCTGATCACGATCACGGCTTTCGCCGGCGGCACCGGCGTGCCGGACATCACCGCCGGGCTTGCCGCATGCGGGCAGACCGAATTCGACATGATCTCGATGGCGTATGCGGACACGACCTCGCTCAATACGATGCAGAGCTTCTTGGGCGGCCGCTGGGACCCCTCGCAGCAGCTCTATGGCCACTGCTTCACCGCGAATTTTGGCAACCTCTCTGCACAGTCGACGCTCGGCGCCGGCCGCAACGATCCGCATATGTCGGTGATGGGCGTGCAGTCCTCGCCGACCCCGCCCTGGGTGTGGGCCGCGGCGATCGGCGGGCAGGTGCAGCTGCACAAAAACCTCGGCTTCAGCCTCAAGCAAGCCGGCGAGATTTCGCGGCCGATGCACACGCTCGCCCTCCTCGGGGTCAAGCCGCCGAAGAACGCTTCGCTGCAATGGGATTCCGACGATCGCAACACGCTCTACTATGACGGCATCAGCGGCTTCTTTGTCGCCCGCGACGGAACGGTCTGTATCGACCGGCTGATCTCGACGTATCAGACGAATGCCTGGGGCTCCATCGACACGACCTTCCTCGATATCGAGCCGCTCTACCAGACCGCTTATTCGCTGCGCTATTTCCGCCAGCGGATGACGGCAAAGCATGCGCGCGACGCGATCGTGCCGGACAATCCGGGCGCCGTGCAGGGCTTCACCACGCTCGCCGATCTGAAGGCGGACGAAATTCACGCCTATGCCGATCTGGTCGGCGCCGGCGTAATGAAAAACTTGCAGCTCTTCGCCGACAGCCTCGTCCTCGAGCAGGGCAGCGATCCGAACCGGATCAACAATTATCTGCCCTTCGACGTCGTCAATCAGCTGCGCATCTTCGCGGTGAACGCGACCACGTTCTTGAACGCCGCGGCAGCGTAATCCGCGCGTTCGCGCCGCTTTTCTCCTCCATCGCAGGACTGACCAAATGGCAACTGTAGGCGGCCGCATCACCGTGGCTAAGGGCGGCGTGCGCTTCTCGCCGCGCGGCAAGGCCACGATCAAACCGGCGATGATCGCCAATTCCGTGATCGCGAACCACGACGGCACGATCTCGACGACCCGCGCCGCAAAGCCCGCAACAGCGGACCTGACCTTCGACCGGGGCTCGGCGGCGGCAGGCACTCAGCGGCCGAAATGGGACTCAGTGTTCATGCTGGACGACGGCGACTGGACGATCGCCGAAGTCGATGTCGGCGTGCTGCACATTTTCACCGCCGCGACAATTGTTGGCGAGCCGTCGATCGACACTGAGACGGGTGAAGTCTCGGGCCTCTCGATCGCGACCGGCAACTACACCCAGACAAAACTCTGACCGGATGGCGCTGAATGACTGATAATGCCACCGTCACGGTGACCC